CAACTATGCTAAAGAGTATGCAAACTACCATAGCAAACCAGAGCAAATTGCAAACCGTTCTTCAAGAAACAAAGCACGTAGAATTATGGCTAAAGAGAATGATGTTGACGGTATGGATGTTGGGCATGCGGATAATAATCCATTGAATAATGATCCTGCAAACTTACGTATCGAAAATCCAAGTGATAATCGTCGTGAGCCACGTATGCGTAGCGAAGGTACTTGGGCAACTCCTGACACTCCTAAGAAAAAAATGACATTGAAGAAAATATTATCTAAGCCACTTAAAGCAAAAGATGCTGAAGATGTTATGTATAGCATTATTGGGGATGATGAACTTTTTGATGCGTTTGGTGAAGCTAAGCCAAATGAAGATGTTCGTTCACTCATTAAATCACGCATGAAAGAAATGGGCATTAAAGAAGACTTGGATGAAGGTAAGAATGACAAATACCCTCTTTACCACAAAGATTTCTCAGGTGCTATGAAAACAGCATACGATCACGCTAAGAAAAATCTTGGTGTAATTGTTGACCCATCAGAGATTGATGACAAGGTTGCAATGGGACCTAAAAAGCCAAGCACAGGTAAGACAAACTCTTATCGTTTGACAGACAAAAGCGGTAAGAAAGCTATCCAAGTACAGGTATACAACACTGGTAAAAGCTATGAGTTGAACATGTATAAAGAAGACTTGGATGAGGCTGTTGAACTTGATGAAGCATTCAAAGCTGGTGGTCTTAAGTTAAAAGATGGCAAGCAAGTGATGGTCAAAAAAGATGATGCAATGATGTTGAATGACCTCATGAAGCAACTTAGCAAGCCAAATGTCAAGAAGATGACAGACACTGCTATGAAGAATAAAAAAGGCTATGAAGAAATTCTTGGCTTTGCAAGAGACAGTCACGAATAATGGCTTGGGTGGATGTTTTAGGATCAGAGCATCCTGTGTCGAATACTTGCATATGGGAATATGATAATGCGGCGACAGCGGCAGATACATACGCAGATGCTAATGGAACAACGGCTGCAGGTGTGAGAACATTTACACCGCCTAACGGAAGCACACAGACAACATATGTCAAAGTGCGTAAGAAGGGCGAGACAATTGAGCGTGGTGAATTGAGTAAAACATATTACGATGCAAGAATATAAATAATAGTATAAATACAACTATAGTGTTTAAAGGAATAGAAATATGAGACTAATTACAGAAGTAGTAGAGGATTGCAATGTAGCAACCGAAATTAACGAAGAAACAGGAAAAAAATCCTATTTCGTTGAAGGTATCTTCATGCAAGGTGATATTAAAAACCGTAATGGTCGCATCTACCCTGCACAGATACTTGAGAATGAGATGGTACGTTACAATAAAGACTTTATTGGAACAAAACGTGCCTTAGGAGAACTAGGTCATCCAGATGGTCCTACCATCAATGGTGATCGTGTTTCTCACCTCATTACAGAAATGAAACGTGAGGGTTCAAACTTCATTGGTAAAGCCAAAATTCTTGGTACTCCAATGGGCGAGATCGTAAAAACTTTCATGGATGAAGGCGTTACCATTGGTGTATCCACTCGTGGTTTGGGTTCAGTTAAGCCAACAAAAGATGGAATTATGGAAGTTCAAAATGACTTTCACCTAGCGACTGTTGACATCGTAACAGACCCATCAGGTCCTAATTGTTTTGTCAATGGTATCATGGAAAACGCTGAATACTATTACGATATAGCTTCTGGTAACTGGATTGCTCAGGAACCAATTGAACAAGTTATTGAAGAAATACAACAGGTAGTAGAGAAAGAAGTAAGTCGTATCGTTCGTCGTGTTGACGAAGCCACAGCTAAAAAGCTGTTCGAGCGCTTTATTCAGTCTCTGAAGAATTGAAAGTAACAAAATTATAAATAATAGCAATAAAGTATCCAAATAAAGGAGTAGAACATATGTCTAACGACCTAGAAGAAAAGTTCGTATCTGACGATGGGGTTTCAACTGTTGAAGACCCAACGACACCAGAAGGCGGCGCAATCAAAAAGAAAAAAGCAGACGTAGCTAAAAAAGTCGATCCAAAGGCTGACAAAGTTGCACCTGCACCAGTAGCAGAAGACGCAGTTGATGAGACTGCCGAAGTTGTTGCAGAAGAAGTTATCGAATATGAAGCTGGTCTTGCGGCTATGTTTGAAGGCATGGATTTGTCTGAAGAATTTACAAGCAAAGTATCTGTAGTATTTGAAGCGGCTGTAAACGAAGCGGCTACTGCTAAAGCAGACGCTATCATTACAGAAAAAACAGAAGCTCTTGCAATTTCCATGAAAGAAGCATCTGACGCATCAATTGATAACGTTGTAGAAAATCTTGATTCTTACCTCGACTACGTTGTAGAAGAGTGGATGAAAGAAAATGAATTGGCAATCGAAGCTGGTATTAAAGTAGAGATGGCTGAATCGTTAATGGACGGACTAGCAACATTGTTCGAAGAGCATAACATCGAAGTCAACGAAGATACTGTTGACGTAGTAAAAGGCTTGGAAGAAGAAGTTGAAGGTCTTAAGGCTGACGCTAACAAAACAATCACTGAAAACGTAGCTCTTGCAAAAGAGATCGCTTCATTGAAAGCAGACGCGGCTTTTGAAGAAATGACTGAAGGTCTTACACTTACACAAGTAGAACGCCTAAAGGTTCTTTCAGAGAAACTAGCTTTCGACGATTTGGAAGCTTACAAATCTGATCTTACAACACTTAAAGAGTCTTTCTTTGCAAAGAGCAAGCCTTTGGTAGAAGAAGTAGCAGAAGAAGAAGAAATCATTGTTGAAGATACAGCCGTTAAACAGCCAGTATCAGAATACAGCAACATCAATGCTCTTCTTGAAGGCTTCGACAGAATGCCAACAAAACGTTAAACTAAACCCCAGATGAAAATCTAATTATTATAAATAAACTCAGACAATACAAACAAGGAGATAGAATCACATGACTCAGTCAAACTATCAGCAACTGGTCGAAAAATGGGGTCCCGTTTTGGAACACGCATCTTTCGCACCAATTCAAGACAACCACAAGAAAAGCGTAACAGCTACTATTCTTGAAAACACAGAGAAGGCACTCATGGAATCAGGCGACACGTCTGCTAACATGTCTGGTTTCTTGGCAGAAACTGCGGCTAACGATGCGGGTACAGGCGGCTTCGGCGGCACATCCACAGCGGCTGGTCCAACAGCAGGTTATGACCCTGTTCTTATTTCACTAGTACGTCGTGCGATGCCAAACCTAATCGCATATGACATTGCTGGTGTTCAGCCAATGACAGGTCCAACAGGCTTGATCTTTGCAATGCGTTCGCGCATGACATCACAAGCTGGTGGCGAAGTGTTCTACAACGAAGCTGACACAGACTTCTCAGGTGCAGGTACACATGCTAACGCATTGGGTGCAGGTTCTGAAACAACTGGTACAGGCATGGACACTGCTGACGCAGAAGCTCTTGGTTCAACAGGCGATGCATTCGCTGAAATGGCTTTCTCAATTGAAAAAGTTACTGTTGCGGCAAAATCTCGTGCGTTGAAAGCAGAGTACACAACTGAACTAGCACAAGACTTGAAAGCTGTTCACGGTCTTGACGCGGAAACAGAACTTGCAAACATCTTGCAGTCTGAAATCCTCGTTGAAATCAACCGCGAATTGGTTCGTACCATCTATACAAACGCTAAAGCAGGTGCTGCTGGAACGGCTGTTGCAGGTACTTTCGATCTTGACGTAGACGCAAATGGTCGTTGGTCAGTTGAGAAGTTCAAAGGTCTTATGTTCCAAATCGAGCAAGAAGCTAACGCTATTGCTAAAGGCACAAGACGTGGTAAAGGTAACATGGTTATCTGTTCTTCTGATGTTGCTTCGGCACTTCAAATGGCAGGTGTACTTGATTACACACCAGCACTTAACAGCAACGCACTAAACGTTGATGACACAGGCAACACATTCGCAGGTGTTCTTAACGGACGTTACAAAGTGTACATTGACCCATATGCAGGTTCTAACTACCTCGTAGTAGGCTATAAAGGTTCTTCATCTTTCGATGCAGGTCTATTCTATTGCCCATACGTACCGTTGCAAATGGTTCGCGCAGTTGGTGAGAATTCTTTCCAACCCAAAATTGGCTTTAAAACGCGCTACGGCATGGTGTCAAACCCATTCGCTAAAGGTGCTACACAAGGCTCAGGCGCATTGGATGCGAACTCTAACGAATACTACCGCAGAGTTGCAGTATCTAATTTGTTCTAAAAATAAGATATCGGATAACGATACAACTAGGGAAGCCTTCGGGCTTCCCTTTTTTTATGCGTGACGTGCTTTGATGTGCATATTGTAATGCTGATTTTGGAGCATCAAGCCACAATGAGGACAAGGTTTTCTAGGAGCATTGCGCCTAGCCTCTGCAACTCTTTCTTTATTTTCTTCTGACCTTTTAAGACCTAAAGTGTTAGCAACACCTTTCATGGACTCTGATATTAATTGTTTGGTTTCATCTGTTTTCTTTAAACCTAATGTTCCAAGTTTTCCACTATACCATGAATCTTCTGGTACTGATGGATTGAGGTTGTAATCTGGAAAGTATTCTCGAATAGGTTTTAGTCCCAAGGACTCGCCAATGGGATCGATATAAATAGACATATGCTGTAATATTCCTTTCTTTTA